CTAAAAAATGCCCTCAAAAAAGTTCACTACACATGTAGGGAAAAGATTTCTTTTCTTTTTCATAAAGTATTTTGGTTTTTTCAAAAATGGACAAAAATAAATGTCCAAAAATAGAAAATCCAAAATACTTTATGAAAAATGAATGGATTCGCTGCATAATGAAAAATTATGGTCTGGTCACAGAAAAAATAATTTTATTTTTGTTACGATAATTTTTTTTTTTAAATTTTAAAAAACTATTTAGAAACTTTTTCGTCACTTAATTTATGAACGAATCAGTGACATTTAGTTGCCAAAAAGTTGCTCCCAAATATATTTGTAATTTTTGTGATTATAATACGGATAAAAAAAGTAGTTATGATAAACATTTACAAACCAAAAAACATTTAGAGACGTTTGGTGACAAAAGTTGCTCAAAAGTTGCTCAATACAAATGTAAATTTTGTTCTAAGGTTTATAATTCAAGAAACGGATTATGGGTTCATACAAAAAAATGTAATAATACAAATGATATTAACAGTGATATTAATAATATTAACAATGATATAAATAACGATATTAATAACAGTTTAAAAAATGACTCTAGTAATAAAGATATTATTATGATGTTAATAAAACAAAATACTGAACTTATGGAATTACTAAAAAATGGAACACATAATACTAATATAACTAATACAAATACTAATTCACATAATAAAGCATTTAATCTGAATTTTTTCTTAAATGAAACATGTAAAAATGCTATGAACATTACAGATTTTGTTGATTCTATAAAACTAGAATTAAACGATTTAGAAAAAGTTGGAGAGATAGGTTATGTAGAAGGTATTTCTAATATTATTATTAAAAACTTAAATGCTCTTGATGAAACTGAGAGACCTGTTCATTGTACCGATAAAAAAAGAGAAACTATTTATATAAAAGATCAAGGTCAATGGGAAAAAGAAGATGATAATAAAAGTAGACTTAAAAAAGCTATTAATAAAATAGCACATAAAAATATTAAGTTGATTACTCAATTCAGAGAGAAATATCCTGAATGTAGAAAATATGAATCACGTTTATCTGATAAATATAATAAGATGATAATTGAAGCGATGGGTGGTTCTGGAGATAACACTGCAGAAAAAGAGGAAAAAATAATAAGAAATATAACAAAAGCCACCACTATTTCTCAGAAATAAAAGTATTGAAAGAACGATACACTACATATATGTAGGTATTTCTGGGTTTTATTGAAAAAAACGGTGTAAAAAGTCCACTACATATGTAGGGAAAAGATTCTTTTTCTTTTTCATAAAGTATTTTGTATTTTTTTTTTTGGACATTTATTTTTGTCCATTTTTGAAAAAACCAAAATACTTTATGAAAAAAGGAAAGATTCGCTGCATAATGAAAAATTATGGTGTGATAACAAAAAAAATAATTTTTATTTTGTTACGATAATTTTTAAAATTAAAAACTTAAAGTTAATTTCTTTTTTTAAATTATGGAAACTTTAGGAAACATTACTCAGCAAAATTCAGCGAAAAAATTCTGTTGTAAATTTTGTGATTATAATACAGATAGAAAATGTAATTTTGATGCTCATTTAATTAGCAAGAGACATGTAATAAATTCAGCAATGGAAACAAATGGAAACCAAATTCAGCGAAAATTCAGCGAAATAAATTATTCGTGTGAAAAATGCCAAAAACAATTCAAGAATCGTTCTGGATTATGGAAACATAAAAAAAATTGTAAAAATGTAAATAACATTAATAATAAAGATCATGAAAATTTAATAAATAAAGATGAACTCATTATGCTTTTAGTTAAACAAAATGCGGAACTCATTAAAGAACATACAGATATAAAAAATATGATGATTGAACAACAAAATATGATGATAAAAGTTATAGAAAATGGAACCCATAACACTAACATAACTAATACAAATACCAATTCACATAATAAAGCATTTAATCTGAATTTTTTCTAAATGAAACATGTAAAAATGCAATGAATATCAATGATTTTGTTGATTCAATTAAACTTCAATTATCAGATTTAATGGAAGTTGGAGAATTAGGATATGTCGAGGGGATTTCTAAAATTATTGTAAAGAATTTAAATGCGTTAGATGAAACAGAAAGACCAGTTCATTGTACTGATAAAAAAAGAGAGACAATTTATATAAAAGATCAAGGACAATGGGAAAGAGAAGATGATAATAAGAGTAAACTTAAAAAAGCTATTAATAAAATAGCACATAAAAATATTAAACTAATTTCTCAATTTAGAGAGAAATATCCAGATTATAAAAAATATGAATCAAACATTTCAGATAAGTATAATAAAATGATAATAGAGGCTATGGGTGGTGCAGGAAATAATAATGCTGAAAAAGAGGATAAAATAATAAAAAAAATTACAAAAGCAACTACTATTTCTCAAAAATACATTCTTTAAATTGTTTTATAAATATTATTGTTAACTATATTAAAGATGTTAAATATAACATGTTAATTGTACGTTACATTCCACAAAAATTAATTTTATTTTACATAGTTAAGAATTTATATATAAGAAAAATTATAGATATAAGAAATATAGATATAAGAAATAATAATTATAATATCTCATATTAATTTATATGAAAACATTAAAAAAAATAAATAAGATCAGAAATAAAACACAAAAAAACAACGATAAATTGTTGAAAAAAATAGATAATTTTACAGAAGAACAAAAACAAATAATATGTAAAAAATATCCTAATGTTTATACCACATTTGAAGATAAAGCTGAAAAGTTGTTTAAAAAAAATAAAATAGATATATTAGCTGCTACTTATAATTTGGAAAAGGAAGTAGTTAGAGAACTTAAAAAGGCAATCAGTCCATCAAAAATAACACCTAATAATGATTTTTATTCATATATAAATGAAAGATGGTTAAGTGATTATAATGTAGAAGAACATCATAAATATATAATTCAAGTTGACAATTTTAGGTTAGTTCAAGATAAAGTTTATAGAGAACTTATTGAAATTATTGAAAATTATTTAAAAGATTCTAATTTTAAAAATACAAAAAAAGCAGTATGTATAAAAAACGCTTATGAATCTTTTAAAATAAAAAATACAAATGAACAAACAAGATGTCTCGCAAACATTTATGTTAAATATATAGATGAATTGAGAGCATCAAAAGATAACGTTTGGAAAATACTCGCAAAATCTAATCAGAACGAAATTGTTTCTTGGGGAAGTCCATTTGTATGGTCAATAAATCCTGACGATAAAAACCCAAAAATATATAAATGTTATATTGAACCGCCACAAGTAACATTGCTCGATTTAGATATATATTTTGATGATCCGGATGATACTGAAGATAATAAAAAATATAAGGAAAAATACAGAAACGAGTATTTTAAATTTTTAAATAGATTATTTATTTTGGCATTTGGAGAGAACCATGGGTACAATATTAAAGATGTTTATAATTGTGAATATGAATTATTAAATGCTATGTCTTGTAATTTAATTAAAGAAGAACATAATGATCATTATAATTTGATAACAAAAGAAGAAGCAAAAGAACATTTTCAATTCGATTGGGAGAAATTTTGTAAAGAATTAGGTTTTAATAGAGTACCAGATAGTTTTATTACTTCGAATATTAATTATTTATTATGTGGTACAAAATTATTTATAGAAAAATGGGATAGTGAACAGTGGAAAACATATTGGATATATCTTTATATTAGACAACAATGTAGATGGGATGAAGAAGGTAGTAAATTATCATATGAATTTCAGGGTAATTTTTTACGCGGACAAGAGCAAATAGTTGACCCGATTATACATCCGATATTTGGAATGGGTTTTACATTTAATACATTTTTAACAAATGAATACATAAAACATTATAAAAACCAACAATCTATCGATTATGTTAAAACGATGATAGAAGATTTAAGGATTGTATTCATGAGAATAATTAAAAGAAATAATTGGATGCAACCAAAAACTAAAGAAATAGCATTGGAAAAATTGAGAGAAATAAAATTAATAGTTGGATCACCTAAATTATTAAGGGAAGACCCATTATTAGATTATAAACCTGATGATCCTTGGGGTAATTTGATTAAAATGGCTATATGGAGACATGAAAAAGCGATAGAATTAGTAAATAAAAATATAATCGATATTCCAGTAATAGATTGGTCTGAATATCCACCGAAATTCGTGAGTACTCAAGCTTATGTAGTAAATGCTATGTATACACCAACCGAAAATACAATATATATACCATTAGGTTATATTCAAAAACCGTTTGTAGATTTAGATGAAAGAGGTATAGAATATAATTTAGCACATATAGGTTTTACTATTGCGCATGAAATGTCTCATGCTCTTGATGATTTAGGAAGTAAATACGATAAAAATGGTGTATTAAGTGATTGGTGGACAGAAAAAGATAAAGATGAATTTTATAAAATACAAAATAACATAATTAAACAATATGAAAAATATGCATTATACGATGGAATAAAATTTGACGCTTGGCCTAGTATTGGTGAAGATTTAGCAGATTTAGCTGGTTTTGCTATATGTCAAGAATATTTAAGGGATTTTCAATTAAAAAATCAAGATGTATTACCTATTCAGTCTGTTTCTTTTAGGTCATTTTTTATATATTTCGCAATACAATCGAGACAAAAAATTTCTAAAAAAGCTATTTTAGCGCAGTTAAAAACAAATCCACATCCTTTAGATAAATATCGTTGTAATGTTCCATTATCAAGGTCAAGAATATTTAGGGCAATTTACAATGTAAAAAAAGGAGATAAAATGTGGTGGAATTCTTTTAGCAATGTCTGGACAGATTAAAAATTATTGTAAAAATAATATCAAAAAATTAAAATATTTAGAAATTAAATAATCCTGTCGTTTAGAAATTTTTTCTTGATAGTTTATATAAATGGCAAGAACTCATAGACGTCGTCATAGTCATCGTTCAAGATCTAGATCAAATACTCGTAGTCGTAGTGCTGCTCGCAGTGCTGCTCGTAGTGCTTCCGCTGCTGCTTCTCGTACCGCTTCTGCTGCCCGCACTGCCTCTGCTGCTGCT